TACTCTTCGTAAACCGTCACCTCTCCATTCTCACACGTCATGAGAATGACAAGTTTCTTTACAGGTATGTTTGTAATCTCGTAGAACATACAAGCATATGCTGCTGCTTGTACAAAGTAATTCTCTATCCACTCTCTCGGTTTAGGTTTCGCAGCAGTTTTGAAATCAATGATTGACAATTCACCATTGTACTCTGCTATGCAATCAACAGTTCCAGCAACACCTAATTCGTTGCTGTATAAACTTTTTTCCAAAGCGTAAATATTATTTATATTTTGTAACAATTTTTTTGATTGAGTGAACAACATCTTACTACTAGGGTTGTCCAACACCACATCTTTATTGAGTAAATGATTCTCTATCAAGGTATGTACTTTGGTTCCTCTAGACGTTGCTCTCCTTGTAATTCTATCTGCCTCCTCATTACCTACTCTCTTTCTCCAGTCAACAAAGATGTGTTTATTAAAATGAGAAGTGACCGAGGTGATGGACACCATCGGTCTATCATTCACATTGTAGTATCTCACTCCATCAATAGTCTTCCTACTAAGAGTAGGGAGATCACATTCTACATGATTGTACATTACATACCTAGTTCAATTTTTGAGGTGATGTAACTCTTGACCAGACCAGACCTAACGATATCATCAAGACCAAATTCAATTAGATCGAACTCAGGCATGCGAGTGATGATCCTTTGAAAATCTAGGATACCATTCTTCTCGTTTGTCCTTACCAAATCAGTTTGTGCAACGTCACCACAGAACATTATCTTGGTGTCTTCACCTACTCTTGTTATTATACTATCTAACTCATGAAAATTCAAGTTTTGTGACTCATCCACAATAACTATAGAATTATCAAGTGTTGTACCTCTAATAAATGAGGTAGACCAGAAGGTCACACTCTCCTGTGCCTTGAGGTTACCCCATAGCATCTCAAACTCATTGTCAGTGGGCAACTCAAACATATACTTTACCATATTTTTATATGGTATTTGGTATAGTGCCGACTTATCTTCGTGATCACCAGGTAAGAAACCTATTTCTCTTGTGGACACCAGTGATCTTACCAAGACTACCTTTTGGTACGGTGTAAGGGGATCAAGAACCTCCTTGAGTGCTTGGTATAATGTTATGAATGTTTTACCCGTCCCTGCTGCACCATAAAGAAATAAGTTTTTACCCTCATCATATGAAGCAAAAGCATGTTTCTGATTAGGAGTGATGGGTTGGACATCAACCATGATGTCAGAGTTATATGGTTTCTTTCTCTTCATCTGCTTCGCAGTCATACCAGCTCCGACGCTGATCGACATTTTCTTTTTACGTGGCATGTTAGAAGTGTGTAGTTTTTTGTGGTTTGACTTTTGCACCTGGTACTTGTGCTACCTTTGATAGCACCTCGTTCCATCCACCATCTGTTCTACTATACACATCACCCGTGGCACTTACTACACCTCCTGATCCCTTAGACCAATCTTTATCCCAGTCGGGGTTGTCTTTTCTGAATTGATCATATTCTTTCATTGACATTGAGAGTTCCTTAGTCTCACCTGTCTTCAAGTTCTTTATTGGATATGTCGGCATGTGTTTTAGCGAGTGATTTATTTAGTGTTGCAAGATAGGCAGCACCTATAGAGGTACCACCATCATGAGCGATGGGCATTGCCCTTATACGAACGTCAAGTTCCCTCTGTAATCTATAGTTTACCACACAATTGAGAAAACAACCACCAGACAAAACAAGATTACGATCTTTATACATTTTACATAATTCGAGTGCTCTTTTCTCCCATGCCTGTTGCACATAGTATGCCTCATGCTTACCATATGCTGCAAGACCCATGACTTTACCTGCATCATGCTTATTGAACCCATAATTAGCACAGACAAACTCAAACTCTTTACCAATACCTTGATCATCTGGTGACCAATATTTTTTATGAAGCACCTGCCATGATGGTAAATCAAAGATGGTTTCTATCTCTATACCATCTTTTGTTTGTGATCCATTCGCATCTACCACCACGGCTATGGCATTATCAAACCCTGAGTTATAAAAAGCAGAAGCAGCATGACATTTATGATGTTCGGATCTGTAATCATATATCTCTGCGTCTGGAAACTTATTCTTTACAACATTCAAATCAAGAGCTGATATAAGTTTTTTAGAATCCTCATCCCACTGACAATCACATATGGCAACAGCATCTATGTCATGCACATACTTTATCAATGACCTGACAGCGTAATCTCTTTTCTTTCTGGTGATTCTTTCCGACTCAAGATAAAAATCCAACTTACCATCTCTCATCACACATACCGAACCATTATTAGATAGGTTCAACCCTAGGACTGAAAATTTTGCGGAGATTTTTTTTCCAGATTTATGTAATTGAAAAGTCATTTTCCCCTGAGTTTTTGCACCTCTGGAAAATAAAGATAGTCTATCGCACTATCTTCAAAGGTATCAATCGCATCCTCTGGTGTCTCTACCAAAGGTTCACCTGATAAATTGAATGACGTGTTGAATAGTAGAGGTGTTTTAGTTATCTGATAAAAAGAATCTATCAAAGTAAAGAAGTGTTTATTATCTTGAATACTTACAGTCTGCACTCTGCATGTTTTGTCAATGTGTAATACAGCAGGTATCTTATCATAAGTATGTGGTTGTGCATCTACAGCATACATCATAAAAGGTGACTCAGTAAGACCACCCATGTCAAACCAATTGTGTGCATGATGAAGTAGCACACTGCAAGCGAAAGGTCTAAAAGGTTCTCTATTTTTTACCATATTAATTCTATCTTTACCATAAGGATCTCTTGGATCATATAAGATAGAACGATTTCCCAATGCTCTAGGTCCTGCCTCTGATCTTCCTTGAAATATTGCAACAATTTTTTGTTGTTCCAAAAGTTTTGCAACGTCCATGGAGCACACCGTGTCGCCTTCTATGTGTGATAAATCATATTCAGGACCTAAGTAAAGAGAATCAATCATTGTGATGATGTTGTGGATAGTCTTGTTCTTGTGCTTTCTGAGTCATGATTGGTCTTTCACCACCACCCTCATGTCCATGAGCAATACCGAGTTCATGCATTCTAGCATGCTCTTTGATTTCATCTCTCAATCCTTCACCACCTTTACCAAATGTCTTATATAAACCATAGATGATAAGACCAAAAACAAGTAGTGCCACAAAAACTAAGAAACCTGTTTCAGGTTCTAGTTCTAGGTGTGGTATCAATGTCTCTTGACATCTCTTTATTTTCTCAGGATCATTCCATGTACCAGGTAGTGTGTATACAGGAGGGCATGCTGCGAATAATTTTACCATGTTTTAGCGTGTGTGTTTACTTCAACGGGAGTGTCACTCTCAATGTGATTGTGATCGATTGTATCTATATGAGCATGCTCTATGTTCAAATGCTCTAGTGCTTGTGCAATTCTCTCAAGTGCAACAGCGATACGATTTGTGTCAATTGGGTTCATGATATCCAAGTGGGTTTACGAGATGGGTCACGCAAATAATTGTTTGCGACCCAAGGTTTAGATGCAATGTAGCGTTTGTAGGCAGTGAAGATGTCAATACTGGTGTCGTATTTGAACTCATCAGGACCTGCAAATGCAAATTCTGTAGGATCAGATTCTTGCATAGGAAATATGTGTGTGCAATGTGCGATGGTTGACTTGCAACTATGTGTCTTACCATACCTGTGTGTGTATTCATCACACAAAGCAAGACCATGTAATATCAACCATGTCCAATGCGACTGTGCCCATATTGTACATGGATGGTTGCGAAATGCACCCTTCTCTGTTTTATATGGTGTGCCATCCAACTTAGGCAGTGTGCCAAAGTTATGACCCCACTTATCAGATGCAACGATGGCAAGCATCTGACATGTTTCCAATGGCATCTTGACAATATGCTTATCAGGCAGTGATTGTGCAGATACAATTGGGTTTGGGTCTGTAACAAAAATGTTCATACCTTTAGTATAACAACATTACCAATCTAATGCATCACTTACTGTGGGAAATTGTTCAACGAATATTTTTTTCACTGCTTGTGCAATCAACATATGTTCTTTTTGTGTGCCATTTGCAGATCTGAGATTGATATAATGTATCCATGATCTACATGAACCTGTCATGTATATTCTTGTAGGAGTGCATAGAGGTAGAACCATACGTGCACATTCTTTTGCAACACCTTCCTGTAGCATCTGATTGTAAAGAGAGAATGCACTACTGAATAGAGTATTCATTTGTGCATTGAGTTTGTCTACAACTTTGGGGTCTAGATCATCAATACTATTCTGCCTGTTCTTATTGTCTTGTCTTCTCAACTCTGGTAACTCTATAGTCTCAAGTAACTTAGCGTCAGCATATCTTTGACTGAACTCTTGATAGGTAAATGACCTGTGTCTGAGGATCTGTGCTGCGATAGCACGTGTAGTCTCTATCTCTACAGTCATAGTAGATTGTTCAAACACAGACCAATGATTGTGTTTGATACAATACCTCAAGAGACCTGAGTAATTATCGTTCTCTTGATTAGCAGGGTTAGATACTCTGGCGATATATGCCATAGTTTTCTCAGCATCAGGAGTGATGCTTATTAGTCTTGCTGTCATGTTCCCTCGAACTCATCATCGTAGTCCAGTTCAACTGGATCCACGTCTGAGTATCTATACGACTCAGTGTCTGAGAATACTTCTGCTTTGAGAGCAGATAATAACATCTCAAGATCAGATACTATGATTTTGAGTTTATCTCTATCCATTCCAAGTACTTGTTTTTGATAACATTTCTGCTTTTTCTTTCACTAATGTCTTCATAAGTTGAGAGTATCCACAATGATAAACCTCCATCAACTTTTTCTCCATTTCTTGTAGAGGTTTCAGTTCATATTGATTGTATGATACTTGCTTTCTTATTGGTCTTTTGTTGGGATTTTTAGTGTATGCCATAATTATGCACTTGATACCTAATTATTATAGCATAAAAAAAGGAGGGGTCAACCCTCCTTTATTTTAGCTGCAAGGTGATGCCTTGCTTTTGACCTTGAGTCCACGATACATGAGATCGTGACGTTCACGCTTATGCGATTCTTCAATCACTTTTGCGTTGTACTCTTCAGTGTCGTACTCGACACCACGGTAAGTGACTTTTGCCATTGGTTTGTCCTCAGTAGTAGGCGTTTTTAGTGCCGTTCCTTCAGTCAACTATGCGTCCTCAA